AGTAAGGGCATCCTTTTCATCAAGTCTTCCAATGTTCATGACTTCATGGAAGTCGCATGCAACGGTGATGGATGCGGTTATTGGATCAATCCGACTGATCATTCAATGCAAGGTTCATTGCGCTTGAGAATGTTCAAAGTGAACGGCATGCAATTCTGTGAAGAATGCGTCAAAGAAACCATCGAGGAATTGAGGAGTTGGCTTGAATGACCTGCGATCATTGCGGAAAGTCCGATGAAAACTTGACTGAATGGTTTGTTCTGGTCAACGAGATGCCGTTTACCACTAACGAATACGAGTTTTGCTCCCTTCGATGTTTGAAGTGGTGGTCTGTGGAGATGCTAAAGTGAAAGTTCGATGCTCGATGTGCGGCTTCGAAGCGGAAGTTGAGAATTTGTGGTTAGGCAGAGCCCCAATTCAGGCGTTCATTGATACACGGCCACGTAAGAACGCGGACGTTCCCGACATCTGGCTTTGTGATATTCACAAATAAGGAATCATTGAGATAGCAAGACGTACAGTTTCGAAGCCACCGACCAAACCGAGAGTGAGAAACGAGACGAGGACGTTCAAACGTACAAGTCCTTCAAGGTTTGATTCCTTTTCTTCACGTCGCTCCTCACGTTCCATCAACCATTGAGCGAACCGTTGAGTTCGATTTGGTGCAGCTGCATTTTCAATCGGTTCATCTGAGGTCATCTTGGCTCCGCTCCTTAATCAGTGTGAGAATGGCTTGGTCGTCCGTGAGTTCCATTGGTTCTAGTTCGATGAGGTAGTTGATGACACTTGAACCCCCTGCTGAGCCAACGGTTCCTTGAATGTAAAGGTCCATGATGACAACGTGGTCGGGGTCAAGCACTGAAAACGGGGGTTCCAAACCTGCCGTGCCCTGAACATTTGTTGAAGCCCATCCAATCTGCCGGTTGTCTCCCCAATTCCATTGGACGGGTGCATCGTAATCAAGGCTCAAAGTTGCCCAAGCATCATTGGCGGAAGACGAGGGGTCTCCCGAAATGACAAACCGAACCACTTTGAATCCATGATTCAGACGACCATCATCAACAACGAGGCGTTTTGTCTCGCCTTCGATAAATTGACCTCGGAGAGTTCGACGCTTCACTTACGCTTCCCTCCGGCTATCCTGTGCGCTTCCTTAACCGCTCGCTTGAACCCGCCGGCCTTCCACTTGCCGTTCTTGAGTTTGTATCGAGGAGCGATCTTCTTGAAGGCGGCCTTGTATTTCCGGTTGTATGCTGAGACCTTCTTGCGGGGTGCACGTGCGACGGGTTCTTCTTGTGCGAAGGTAGGACCTGGTCCAGGAACACCCATGCTCATGCCCTGGGCGATGCCAGCCGCAAAACCGTCACGGTATCCCGTTGCGTAGTCCATTCAGTCCAACCTCACTGTTGGCTCAATGCGAGCGCCATAGCGGCACTGGAGGACAGTTTCTCAACGGTGCATTCGAGGACTACAACGATGTCGCATTCAAGTTCGAAGTTGCCGGCTTGACCGCCGAGGTAGATTTGCTCGACACCAACAAGGTAGCCATTTGTCCAGTCCTCTGGGTTAATGTCCACATCTTGAGATGCAAAGGAGTAGTGGTTGGCGACCGCCGTGGCGTTTGTGCTCTGAAGGTTTCCGGTGCTGATCACGCTCTTGTCGGTTGCATCGACCAGAGCGGCTTGAGACTGGGTTGTGAGTTGCCAGTTTGCACGAGCCTCTTGGTTCGCAAGAGCCACGGTGGGTGATCCAAAGCCTCCAAAGACGTATTGGGTGGAGAGCCGGTGGATCCTCAATACGCTCATGCCGAGGGCATCCACATAAGCCCCAAGGTCGATGGAGGTTTGCCCAAAGGCTCCAGCCGTAAGTCCGCTAATTTTTGCTCGAATAAAGAAAGAGTCGCTCTTTGCCATGAGGGTGGCTAAATGCGCCATGCTATATGAACAGCACCTAATCTTCCTAATGGGTGAGGCACGAGTTAAGTTAGTCCCCGCGCCACCCTCCCCCGTTCCTAACCAGCCATAGGTTATAGGGATTCTCTAGGGAATCCTATCAGAACCATAGCAAAATAACATTATTTTTAAGAATCAGAACCGCTTCGATAGGCTCATGGGGAACCAATACAGCATAACTGTAAGCGATGAATCCGACAGGATTTTGCAAATGGCGAAGGATCGAGGGCTAAAGGTGTCGCAAATTATCGACATCGCCGTCAAAACGATGGGGATGGACGCGCTCCAGCGTCTTCAGACAGTGTGGCGACAGGCCGAAGCATATCTGGACGGTGAAACCTATGAGTAAGGGCATCCTTTTCATCAAGTCTTCCAATGTTCATGACTTCATGGAAGTCGCATGCAACGGTGATGGATGCGGTTATTGGATCAATCCGACTGATCATTCAATGCAAGGTTCATTGCGC